TAAACATAAAGCGGTTTGATGCTGCGCAAATCGTTGCTTGAAAACCTTGGCAGAACCTAAATAAACACGACCATTGGTCGTGTTTGTGATTTGATAGATTCCGCCGTTTCGAGACTGCCCGTTGTATTCGACGCGCATGATGTGACCTCCGTGGTACGCCGAAGCATACCACGGAGGTAACATCTAAGCCGCTACAGGATGCCGCCGTAGATACAGGGCCACATGCCAGCGGCGTACTGACCATCGGCGATGAGGCCGAAGGTGAGCGCGTCATTCTGCATGACGGTCGGGCTGCTGAGGTCGATGTCGAGCTGCTCGCGGGGAGCCGCGCCCTCGACAAAGAACATCGGCTTCGCGCCGCCAGGGCCCTCGCCGACAAGGTACCAGTAGTCGTCCTGCGTGCCGACGAGGCGCGAGTTGACCACGAGGTCAACCGTGCCGTTGTAGGCGTTGGAGACACCGGCGCTCGCGACGACCGACGCAGCGGCCTCGAGGCCGGTGTTCGCGACCGAGCGACCGCGGATGTCCATCTTCGTGATCTCGCTGCCGACGAGGCGGTTCTTCGGGCCGACGACGAGGTAGCGCGGGACGATGCGGAAGGGCTCGCCGTTCTCACGCTGATAGCTCGTCATCGCCGCGAAGGCGGTGTCGAACGTAAGCGGGCTGAGCGCCGACGTGGTCTTGTTGGACTGGTTGCCCGCGGGGCCGTTAGGGTGCGACGTCGAGATGAGGTTGACGCCGTCGAAGCCGACAGGGCCATCGCCGCTGTTGAGGAACAGGCCCTGATGCAGCACGAAGTCCTTGTAGGACTGCGCCGCCGACATGAACTTGCGGACGCGCGCCGCGACGATGCCGCTGCGGTCATACTCCGCATCGCGGCGACGCACCTTGAGCTGCACAGCCCACGACGTCAGCGCGACGTTGAGGCGGTACGCGCGCGACACGCCGGTCTGCCTCGCGCCCGAGAACTCAAGCCAGTTGCCGAGGAAATCCTCGAGGATGATGGACGTGGTCGTGCCACCGTCCGCGGGGATCGTCTCGCAGATCGCGTTGACGAGGCCCTCGTCGGCCGAGCTGGTGAACAGCTCGTCCGCCATCGTGCGGAAGACCGTTGCTGCCGCGTCAATGGCAGTCTGATTGATGACGTGTGAAGAGTCAGCCATGTTGGAATCTCCTGTAAATCGTTGGCGCTTAGAGCGCTATCAGACGGTGGCCGCCGACCGGATCTTGACCCATGCAGCGGTGGTGCTGACGGGCTGCACGACCTCGCCGACCTTGACGTCGTTGGTTGCGGCGGCAGCCGTCGTGACGAGGTCAGAGTCCGAGATCACGCACGCAGCGCCCGTGACGGCGGCAAGCGACGAAGCCGCGCCGAGCAGCTCCTCGTGGCCGAACTTGACATTGATGGTCTGTCCAGCGGCAGCGCTGGTGACCGTCTGCGTCGCAATGCCGACGAAGCCGCACGACGCGGTGTCAGCGCCGGGAAGGGCGAGGCCGGTCGCGAGGGTCACCATCACGAGCGAACCCTCGTAAATGGTCGTGCCGGTCGTGCAGGTGTACGTGGCGTAGGAAGCGAGAGCGTCATTGCGCGTCTGACGCGCGGTCATTGCGGTGAGTGCAGCCATTTTGAATCTCCTGAGTGAGCGTTGATATCAGCGCGCGTCAAGCGCCCGAGTTGCGAGCCGCGTGCTTCGACAGCATCACGGCGACGTGCTTTCTCGCGGCCTCGCCACGCAGGCCAGCGGCCTTGGCGTCAGCCTCGAAAATCTTGGCGATCGGGTCCTGCGACGCCGACAGCGAGAGAGTGTTCGTCGGGGCCTTCGGGCCGGTGACGAGCGAGCCCGTGGGCGGCTGCGCGGTCGCCGGGAGCGCCGAGTAAATGTCGAGCGCGAGTTGCTCGCTCTGCTCCGACGCAGCGACGAACGCGACGCGCTGCGCATCGGTGACGCGGCCCTCGCTGAGCAGACGCGCGAACGACGCCTCGATGCGCGCGGTGCGCTCGAGGGCGACGCGCTGCTCGCGCTCCTTGCTGAGTTCCGCAACCTGCGCCTGAAGCGTCTTGACCGTCGCGGCAAGCTCGACAGCGCGAGCCTTATGCGCGCTCAGTTCGACGCTCGTGCGCGACAGCTGCGCGTTGGCGTCGGCCGTCATGCCGCTCACCGGGCCAGCGACGAGCATCGCCGCGATCTGGTCGAGCTTCTCGGTGACTGCCGCGAGCACGCCAGCCTCGTCCATGCCGGTCGCCTCGACCAGCTTGCCGAGCACCATCGTCGCAGCGGCCTCGCTGGCCTCCTCGACAAGCTCCTCAGTCTCAGGCATCCCCTCGGAGACGGCCTCCTCGACCATCGCGACGTCGTCCTGTAGCGCGATGCCCGAAAGACGCCGGATGCCCTGCGCGATGCGCGAAAGCTCCTTGAGCTTCTTCTCGTTCATCGCCGCGTCGACAACTTCCTCCGTGATCGTCGCAGCGGGCATGGCCTCCTCGGCCATCGCGCCCGCAAGCGCCACAAGCGCGTCAAACGCCTTCTTCATCTTCTCCGGCGTGGCGTCCTTCTTGAGGCCGAGCGCCGTTGCGATTGCCATCAAAACCTTCGTGGGATCCATTGCGAGACTCCTGATGTTTCGCCGCGACGGAGTCCCGACGCGGGAGAGAGTGATGGGCGTCATGCCCGGCAGAAATGGGCTCGGCGTGAGGCCAAGCTCGTACAGCTCCGCAAGGCCTGCGACCTCGCCAGTTGCGCGGTCAATCGGCGCGAAGTCGACGACGACGCTACAGAAGCGCTGCGCGCCCGCGGCGATGCGCTTGGCAGCGTCGTCAGTCCACTCGACGTAGCCCCACAGTTCGCAGCCCGTCGCGCCGTCGCGCACCTCGAGCGCCTGAATCCAGCCAGCCGCGTCGATGGGCACGCCCATGTCGTGACGCGGGTGACCCCAGAGCACGGGCACCGGCTGCTCGCCTGCGTCGTAGAGGCGTTTGATGTCGCCGAAGACCTCGCGCGTGAACGCAAACGGCCCAGCGGGATGGCCGTTCCACTCCGACTCATAGGCCATCTCGACCCACGAGCACGTTGCGTTGGCGAGAAGCGGTGCCTTCATCGCGGGCTGCGCGGCGACGTCAGCGAATGCGCCGAGCGTGGCGCGTAGCGCGAGCTTGCGTGAGCCGTCGAAGGCTGTTGCGGTAGATGCCATCATGACCTCACAAACGACGACGCGCCGAAGCCGGGCGTCATTGCGAATCCCGCTGGGATGCTGGTGATGACCTGCAAGCCCTCGTCGCGGAGTTCCTCTTCCGATAGCGTCGTGATGACGCAGCGGCACTGGAAGCCTCCGGGCGGCGAGATATTGGCGAAGCTGCTGTCGTCGGCGCGCCAGACCTTGCGATTCATGGGCGCGTGCTCAGCGCGGACGCGATTGTCCTGCGCCGTGAGCCACTGCCTATACGGGCGAGCCTCGAGGACGTCGGGGTCATTCATTTGCGTCCAGCGTCCCGCGCCGTAGGCCGTGGCGACGTTGGTGCGGTAAACGTTCTCGAGGTAGCTGGGGTCTTGCGGCGCAATGCCGAGCGTGATGGTCTGGTCTTCCATCGCGCGTCGGAAGTCGCGTAGCGTGTTGCCCTCTTCGAGCGTGCGCTGTAGCTCCTCGACAGCGCGTCGCGAAATGACGTCGAGCTGCTCGTCGGTGGCGAGCGCTGCACGACGCCGATACGCACGCAGCACTTCCTCGAGGATGGCCGGGTCGCCACCACGCTCGCGCCAGAAAGCCACCGCTTCCGAAAATGGCATCTTCAAGAACGCGGGCCGCAAGTCGACGGCGAGCTGCCGCTGCGCGCCCTGCGGGTCAAGCTCCACGAGGCGCACGAACATCTGGCCTGCGAGGTCGGATTTCACCGACGCCTCGTAGATAAGCGCTTCGAGGTCAGGGTCGCCCTTGAAAGCAGCCACCGCCGCCGCCACAGCGTCCGCGCCACCGAGCGCCGCGGCTGCGATGGCCTCGCGCACCGGCGTGAAGCGGACGACGCCCTCAAGCGTAGTCTCAGCGGCGACAACGTAGGGTCGCCCGATTACCGCCTGTACGCGCGCCCGGTCCGCGGCGTCGCTGAGAGCGAGGACGTCCGCGAAATCTCCGACGTCATCGACAGCGCTGGCATCCCATGCGCCGAGCCCGCTGATGTCTGGAAAGGGGAGGCCGTGGACGCACCTCCGAGCGTTTCAGCGGGCGCGAGCGCCTCAATCGATGGCGAGCCCGTCTGCACTGGCGGCGCGGCCTCAAAGGGCAGCGGAGAGCCCGGAGGCGCGGGCGGTAGCTGGACGCGCGCGATGTTCTCGCCGCCGTCCTCGACGCTCCACGCGGGCAAGCCCAGCGAGGCGCGGATTTCGTTGACGCGCACGCTGCCGGTGTCGATGGCGTCGCGCGTGATCGGCAAGCTGTCATCGAAGAGCGTCTCAATGACCGGCAGCGGGATATCGGCCCTGCGCAGGTTGTAGTACGCCAACCAGCGCACAACGTCGCGCGTGATCGAGCCCCACATCAGCGTCGAGTCAAGCTTGCTGTTTTCGAGCCGCACGCCGTCGCGCGTCTCAGTCGAAGAGCGCGAGCCGTTTGCGCCGCTGAGGTAGAGGTCGGGCGACACGCCGAGCGAGAGGAAAAGCTCTTCGTTCAGCGACGCGCGAAGCTCTTTCCAGACACCGGTGCTGCCCGCTCCCGCAGGGTCGATGATCTTGATATCGCTTGTGCCGCTCGTGACACCGACGCTGTCGGCCGTGAGCTGCTGAAGGTCATCGAGGATGCGCTGCCGCTGCGCGCTATCCGACGATGCGGCCATCTGCGCGAGGACGAGTGGATTACCGAAACGCTCAGCGCCGATAAGCCAGAACGTCCAGACGTTCCTTTTGAACATCCAATAGAAAACCGCGGCGAGAAAATCGCCTTGGTCCATCGGACGGCCGGGGTCAGTCCAAGGAACGTGAGTGAGAAACTTCGCGGGGAAGTTGACCGTGTTGTACCACTGGTAGTCGTAGTCGCGGACCTCAAGCGTCCAGTCCTGCGCGTAGCGAAGGTTGCGAGTCTGGACCGGCACGGGCTGCGGCATCCACGCGCCGTTATGCCGTGACCACACCAGCTCGTGACACGAGATGCCCATGCCCACTGCGTCGAGCACGCGCATTAGAAACGTCTCGCGCGCCTCGATGCTGTGCAGCCACTCTTTGGTCAGCTGCACCAGCTCTTCGGCCGCGCCGCGCATCTCGGGCTTGACGTCCTCGGCCATGCGCACCGCGAAGCCGCGGCCTGCTACCGACGAGCGGCGCGTGGCGTACGCGCGACGCACGACAGGGTCGCGACGCATCTGCGTACACATATCGGCCCAATACTCGTAATTCCCGAAGTCAAGCTCGCGCAGCGCCGTCGAGATGCGCCCCGGCGACACCGGCTGAAGCGCGCGCCCGCTGATGGCCGACAGCGATTGCGGCCTGATGACGCGGCCCATCTCAGGGATGCGCGTGACCGTGCCCATCGGCTCGACGGGCGCAGCTGC